CCGACCTCAGTGGCCCTTTTTCAAGCGCCACTGCCAGTAAAACTGGCCACCTAGCAGTTGCTAGGGATTAACCGTGGAAAATACTATCCACGAGAGTGTAGATTGATATCCTCGAATACCCGCGGCTTCCCCTGACTATGTCAGGGTCCGTTGGGGAGAGCTCACCCGATCTAGCGTAAACGCTATACACGGGAAGCGCTCGATCACCTTTTAGGCATTTTTTAACACGCCTAGGGTTTAAGGTGAACGTATCGAAGAACCCTCCAGCCCAACCCCATCGTGCCGTCTTGCGATTCTGACGAAGGGTATGGCTACCGATAAGGTGGCCATCTCCAAAACCGTCAGGACCGTAGATGACGTTGTGGGGGTGCACGAACTGAATACACGCAGCAGCGAGCTCGCGCTCGCCACTACGGATAAACCAGTTATGCATGGAAAAGAGAGTCTGGTCGCTTATCAGAGACTTTTGATAGTACGGCCGAATATCAAAACCGAGAAGGTAGTCAGCACCGCAAGACTCACGAAAAGGACCGGCGGAATACGATTTCTCAAGATTAATAGAGAAACCGCAATACGTTAGGACCGATATGAGTCTGCTAGCAGCGGCTTTTGGAACGATGATATCGTCGCCAAATACGCTGACTTCCTTCGTTGGGAGGTGGAGGGCTGCACAAGTCGCATAAGCCAAAGAGTAGAAGATTAAGGATTCTAATTCAAATGTGAATCCGTTTCCCATACTCGAAAACTTTTGTAACATGACGCAGCCTTCTATGCTTTCGAACTGATAAGGGGAACCCCATTGATTTGGATCGAGGAATCTCGAAACAGTCTCTGGAAGTACAACCTCTGCAGTTCTTAAGTATGACAATAAATCGAACCAAGGCATAGGCAGAAGCTCAGCGACCACTTCAATACTCAACGTGTCCGATGCATTGGACAAGTCGAGCGTGGCCAAAGAATCATTTAATGATCCTTTGTAAGCTAGCCTCTGATTTCGTGTCTGGTCGTATAAGTCAACTCCCGAACGCTTGAGCCGAGCTTTTATGAACGAACCAACCCCTTTTTGAAAAAAACCATTAAGGATCGGTTCGACCACTATAGAGCGATAGGTTTTGGCGTTCTTCGGGACAAACACAACTTTCCCAGGAGATATCGTTACGTCGACAGTGCTGCAATCAAACGTAGCATTGTATTCGTGGATCGATACCCACGCAGGAACTTCATTAAGAAGTTCCGGCAGCAAGGGAGTTGTATTGTTGCTACACTCTATACGTGCACTAAGCTTAGCCCGAGGGTTTGCTAGTGCCGCATTAACGTTGGTGTTTGCCCCAGGGCCGAACAGAGGATGTAATTCGTCCAGAGACGGCAAGTCGCCAAGGATAGCATCGATTTTCCGTGCGGCGCCATGAAGTATGACGTCGACGAGAGGGTCCCGTAAATGGGGCTTCCTCCGATGGTAAGCTAAGCGACGATTCGTATCTAGACAACTCTGTTCAGAATCTGCGAAGCTCTTAGATGCAGCTAAAGCCTTATCGCTGTCAATAGGGAGATTTTCCAATTTCTGGTAGAATCCCTGTATCTGGCGGGCGTAAACTGCATCGTCCCTATCGATGTTTGCATAGGGGAGCTTGTAATTAATAAGAGATAGGTAATCCTTAGTACGCACGAGATGTAGCAATTCGCGTGTATGCCGGTGTCCCAGTCTCCCGCAGATTTCACTGAGGTTCTCCAATATGTCTAGAGTCCCTTGGATGTCCTTGCGTTTAAGCCATGTCATAATACTACTCCTTTATTGGTAGTTGCCGCACAATTACGGCAGAATGGACCGAACTTTTAGTTCGGAGTGACGCAAGCGACGAATGCTTGGACAATCGGCAACGTACTATTCACGAATGCGTTCCCCGCGGAAGACTGCGCGAGAACACCCGTATTAGTAGTGGCCGAAGCACCTTGCATTACGCCAACGAGCATGCGGATTGCGTTAGCACGATCCTGGCTTGTACTCCGTCCATCGGCAAACATCGTGAAGATGCATGTCGTGACGTAGGCAACCTTAGGTGGTGCAACGTAGCCCGCAGATGTCCCGCTGGCGCCGAGGGTCTCCAAGACTGGAGATTCCAACTTTACTGACATCTTGACGCCGCCGTTTTTAAGGACGGTTTCGACCAGCGTGATTCGTGGCTGGCCGTTCAAGGGCACGTTCGCAACAGCAGCACGCCAATTTGGATTAGGCGTGTCTGATACCGGAACAAACGTGAACTCAACAGGCGTCGTGACAGTATCGTCTTTGACAAGTAAGTTAGTCATAGCGGACATGATAGTCCCTTTCATGCAAAGTTCCTGCTCTCGCAGGTAATTCACCCCAAGGGAAATTCCTAAGGGTGGCGGAACGGTGACATTATCGTATGGTTAAGAAGGGCCAATGAATTCCAGAAGTGTGTAGTGCTAGTTTTTGGCAATACAAACTCTGGCTTCACGACCGCCAGATGAGAAGACATCCCACGAGTCAGGATAACATTCGTTAAATCAGAATGCGCACCAAGATAAGGGGAGATCTTTCCACTGGCGGTCCCATGGTATTTGTGTCTCTCAGTAATACAAAATGCTGCGGAGATATTCGGGATAATCGCAAGATTATCCAGATACACGCCGATCGGTATAAACCAATCGGCCACAAACGACCAGGGTAAAAGGTCCCAAGGAAGCGAGTATGGGTCAGCAAGACCCAACGAGCGAGGCACCGAAAGCTGCTCCGTCATAACGACGATAACCCTCTGGGAAGAAACAAGTTCCCCATAGGAAGCAGCATAGGCGTCTGACTGCGATGCATGGGACTTCAACGAGGCCGACACAGTAAATCGTGACGTCCGTGGAGCATTATTGTAGTAGGCCAGAGTTTCGGCCCCTGCAGATATGTCCTTAAGAAGGGGTTTCCATGCGTACTGCATCTCCAACCATAAAGCGCTGACATCTTGCAACGTCAGAACCCGACTGCGCCGTTGATGGGACCCTCTCGGGGACATCAACAGAGCACGGCACGCCTCAGGCACGCGACCTCTGCGAAGCAGAGATATCGAATGATTAAAGCGTTGTACGGTGGTGCACATCAGTTCAACAAGTTGGCGAGGACGCCCAATAGCGAGTTCCAGATTAAACTGGTGCCCGCGGGCGGCAGACGCGATCTTGTTTTGTAATCGAACTGAAAAGTTCGAGGGAAAACTCACCGATTTAGGTGAGTTAAAATACGAATTGGCTAACCAGTTTCCCGGTCGGCCGTCGTAGAACATCCCTCTGGTTTGCACCCTAGTGGAGGCAATTAAAGAATACGTATGCCAACTACTAGGCCCGGTCACAAGGTGACGCTTGCCCCTTACCCAGGAATAATACACCTTGGAGAAAGGAGGACGGCCCTTTGTGCTGACGAGACGGTATCGTGCGACCCGGTGAGCTGGAATCACAACAACAGTTCTTCCGTCCGTGCCAGACCAGCTCTTACTCTGATAAAAAGGAGTAGAGCCAGATCCGTGTTCGTACGAGCCGGTTGTCATATTACACTCAGAGAACCTGAGCAACGTTCAGGTTTATGACAGCGTAAGCAGTCACAAACCTGAAAACGATCTTGACTGAAATGCCAAGACGAGGGTCGTAAAGCCTCAACCATGTCAGTACGACGAGGAGTAAGAACCTCCGCGTGTGCCTCCGGGGTCAGCAACGTAGCTATACCTTCCCATTGGGTGGAAAAACCACCCAAACAGGTTAGGATGGCAATGATAATGACTCGGATATACATTTGGCGGTTCATAATAAACTCCTCACG